GGTGTTATTGTCTCGGTCGGATCGACACAAGGATTCGGTTATCAACCTTTGGTTGCTGCTGGTGGTACTGCTAATGTCTCTGGATTTGGTACTATCTCTTCTATTAGCATTGGTAATAGTGGATCTGGTTATAGAACTGGAATTGCAACTTACAATGGTGTCGTTCAAGAACTGACTTATAACGTCGGAATCAGAACTGCTGATATCGATACAGTTGAGGTAACTGCTATTGGTACGGCAACGGTTGTTAATGGTAACGTCACTGGCGTTTCAATCACTAATCCTGGCGCTGGTTATACATTTAGCAATCCACCAATCGTTGTCTTTGATCAACCAATCCCATATACTCGCATTCCGCTGATTTATCATCCAGATTCCCCTGGTTCTCAAATTGGCACAAATGCGTTTGTTGATGTTCAAGTTTCTCTTGGATCTAGTGTTCTAAATTTTGATATCATCAACAGTGGTTATGGATATAAAGTTGGAGAAATTCTGACCATTCCAGAGGGTGGTATTACAGGAATCCCAACCAACTCTACGGTTGGTGCTGGATTTAGTGAGTTTAGAATTAATGTCAACAGAGTAGACTCTGATAAGATGACTGGTTGGAGATTTGGTGATCTTGATGTATTTGACAAACTGGATGAATCCTTTGATGGTGAGACAAAAGTATTTGGTATGAAGAAGAATGGAACTCCCGCATCGATTAGATCTGCAAAAGGATCGTTGATTGATGTTAAACAAACTATTCTAGTCTTCTTAAATGACGTTTTACAAGAACCAGGTATCGCATATGAATTTGATGGTGGTTCAAATATTACATTTATTGAGGCACCAAAGGTTGGTGATACTTGCTCTATTCTATTCTATCGTGGTACGGGTGGAGTTGATGTTATCAGTAGAGACATTATTGAATCAATTAAACCTGGTGATAGTGTAAGAATTAAAGCAGATGATGATCAAAACAGATTGAAATTTGATCAAAATGTCAGGATTGTTTCTGGAATTACAACTGCTGATACTTTCCTCACCACTCCATACAATGGAGCAGGTTTGACCACAGATAGGACAATTAAGAGACCTATGGTTTGGTGTAAACAGCAAGATGATTTATTCATCGATAACAAAGCTGTTACCAAAGATAGAATCTTATATGGGGCAAACATCTTACCAAAAACAAATATTATTAAGGCAGTTGGACTTGGTTCTACTGAAATCTGGACAACAGGTGTCTTCCCCCTGTTTGATTCTTACGCAGAATCTCTTCCCGAAGTCAAACAAACAATTGAAATCATTAACCAGGATACTAAAATTTCTGCTGCTGCAACAGCAGTTGTTTCTGGATTTGGTACTGTTTCTTCGATTAGTATCACAAACTCTGGTCTTGGATATACAGTAGCACCTCTGGTTTCCATTGCAAATAGCGTTGGTTTTGGTTCTGCTACCAGGGCGACCGCAACTGCATCCATAACCGGAACGGCAGTCACTTCAATCACTATGAGTGGTGCTGGTGCTGGATATACGTTTACCAATCCACCAGTTGTTCTTCTCACACCACCTAATTTTGATAGAGAGGAAATCAAAAATGTTGATTACTCTGGCGACTTTGGTATTATCTCTGGTATTGGAACCACATCTATTGGAGTTGCAACAACAGGTTTAATCTTTGATCTGTTGATTCCTGATGGGTCTCCTCTGAGGAGCACCTCTGTAATGGGACCTGGTGCAGCAAGAACAATTTCCAATATCGCAGCTGGATATCCATTTGTGGTATTTGATTCAAATATTGGTCAGGGGGTCACTTCTCTTGATCTTGGTGGTGCTACACTTGGAATTGGTTCTACATGCTTAGATAATGTATATGAAGCAGTTTCTGTTTCTGTTGCAACAACGGAGGCGGTTGGATTTGGAACCACATACGTTGCAAGAGTTGTCGTAAGTGTTGCAAGCACTGAGGGAATAACTGGTTACGGTCATAGTGAAATCTTTGGTAAGTTTAGTTGGGGTAAACTTCAAACCTTTACTAGATCTGGCATTGCTAAGACATTCACCCCAATTCTCGATGGTGGTGTTACAGGGATTACAACTGGTCCTGTTATCATTAGAAAAACACCATTGAAATCAGTTGGATATTTAACATAAATAACTAAAAAAGTTCAAAATGTCCGCGATAATCACTGAACAGTTTCGCATCCTTAGTGCTGAAAATTTTCGTGCTGGAATTGCGTCCACTGGTAGTTCGTATTATACCTGGATTGGTTTACCAAATGCGACTGAATTAGACGCAAGTTGGAATACTAGTCCACCTGCACCGATTGACTCAATTGGCGATGAAAATCGTTATTGGGATAGCATGATTGCTATGAAGAAGATTAATTCTTCTGATGTGAAAAAAGTTGTAGAAAAATATACTTGGGCATCCGGCGAAAAATATGATATGTACAGGCATGATTATAGTAGAAATAATCTTGCCCCTGTGTCGAAAGCAACGTCTCTATACAGTGCAAAATATTATGTGATTAATAGAGATTATAGAGTTTATATTTGTCTCAATAATGGTTTTTCACCAGAAAACACATCTGGTAAACCCTCTCTGGATGAACCTCTATTCACTGATTTAGAACCAAGAGCTGCTGGAAGTAGTGGAGATGGTTACGTATGGAAATACTTGTATACTTTAACTCCAACAGATATTCTTAGATTCGATTCCACTAATTTTATTCCTGTTCCCAGTGATTGGCAAGGAGATACTACAAATAGTTCGGTTAGAGATAATGCGGGAACTAGCGGTCAATTAAAAGTTGTAACCATCTCAAACAGAGGAACTGGTTACGGTACAGCAACCACATATTCTAATGTTGATATCCTCGGTGATGGTGAAGGAGCAAAAGCTAGTGTCACAGTGAATGCTGATGGAAAAATTCAATCAGTAGACATTTCAAATGGTGGTTCTGGTTATTCCTTTGGAACTCTTGATTTAGATGGAGCAGGAATTACAAATTCTGCATCTAGTACAGATGCGGTAACCAGTGTTGTTATTCCCCCATCTGGTGGACATGGATCCGATATTTACCAGGAACTTGGAACTCGTAAAGTAATGCTTTACACTCGTATCGAAAATGACAGTTCAAATCCAGATTTCATTACTGGAAATGAATTTGCAAGAATTGGTATTGTCAAAGATCCTCAGGTATACGGTTCTGTCACTAGATTGACAGCAGAAAAAGTAAGTTCAGTTTACGCTTTAAAGGTGACTGCTGATCAATTAAGTGACATCACTTTTGATGCAGATGCAGTTATCACACAAAATATCGGTGTTGGATCTACTGCTATTGGTAGGGTTGTTTCTTGGGATGCAAATACTGGTGTATTGAAATACTGGCAAGATAGTAAAGTTGCCACATCATCGACAGTCGGCACTGCACCTCTCTACGGATATAAACTGTTGAGATTCCAAAATACTTTGACCGGCAGTGGGTCTTTTAACATTAATGGAGGAAGTGGCACAGTTGCCATTGATACTTCTTTCTCGGGTATCTCTACCGTTCTAAATAATAGGACCTACTTCCTAGGCCAGACGTTTGACAAAGGGACCTCGACTCCTGAGGTAAAACCTCAAAGTGGAGACATCATCTATGTTGATAATAGACCATCTGTTTTGAGATCGTCAAACCAAAAAGAAGATATTAAAATCGTTTTAGAATTCTAAGAAAATGCCCCAGGAAACTAATCTCAATGTCACTCCATATTATGATGACTTTGATGCAGCCAGTAATTTTCACAG